AGTAGAATTGAGCGTGCAGAAAAAAGATTTAAATATGATTCAGGACCCTTTGCAGGTAAAGAAGTAAATATTTCTAAAGAAGAACTATTTGATACTAATCTAGCTGCCTTCAATGAAGCAGGAGATCTTACAGGTGGTCTATTATTTGCAGCTAAAAAATTTGGTATCAAACTTGATGCAAATGAAGTAGGAGCAATGATTAAGCTAAATCCTTTGAATAGATTAAAGCCAGTAGAGTTTGGAGTACCTAAAGGTGCGCAAGAAAATTTTGATGTAGCAGTAAAAAATATGGACAACGTGTTACAAAATTTAAAACGAAAGTTTTCATCTGATGCTGATTTATCTGATGTCCTTGGA